CGGTCGGCGGCCGAGTCTCCGGTCCCGCATGTCCGAGAAGCGACGTATGGTCTGACAGCGTTGCTCACAAACAATCTGCAGGCCCGCGCCACCCGCGCGACCGCCATGCAGGTACCCGCGCTCGCTGACGCCGTTACGACGTACACCCACGTTATTAGCGCGTTCCCTGCGCGAGTACGTCGGCGACGACGCAATCGTCCCGCGGCCTTTCCTCCAAAAGCCCAGCCCCACGCTGCCCTACTCGGCAGTAATAACCCGCCTCGTAACCGACCTGCTCCTATTCGACCGCGCCTACCTGCTCGTAACCGGCCGAGATTGGCAAGGCTTCCCGAACCAGGTCCAGGTCATGCGGGTCGAGGACGTAAACGACCTAGCAACTAACCACACCGGCATCGACGCCAACAGCTACCCACCCTCCGATCCTTTCTACTGGCTTGCAAACCGAGTGCCCACCCGCGACGTTATCAAGTTCTACGGCGACGGCTCAGGCGGCTGGCTCGCCAACGGCGCCACCGCCATTAACACAGCGGCAGCGCTCGAGGCCGCTACCCTCATGTATTCGGAGTCCCCGATCCCGTCCGTGGCGCTCAAGAATTCCGGCGCCGACCTATCAGCGGAACAGGTAGACGCCCTCCTCGAGGCGTGGGAAACCGCCCGCGCTAACCGTGGCACCGCGTACCTAAACAGCAGCATCGACGCCCAAACCATGGGCTTTAGTGCCCGCGACGTACAGCTAGTCGAGGCTAAAGCCACAGCAGCTCTACAAATCGCCCGCCTATGCAACATCGACCCGGTATTCGTCGGAGCAGCTGTACCCGGCTCGAGCCTCACTTACGCTAACCGCGTAGACCTGTACCGGCAGCTCCTTGACCTGAGCCTGTCCCCGGTTATGGCTCTGGTCCAGCAGCGCCTAAGCATGGACGACGTCACCCCTCGAGGGCACGCCGTCAAGTTCGACACCAGCCTTTTCCTACGTCAGAACCCCAGCGAACTAGCCACCCTCATTACCCAGCTGGTACCGCTAGGCGTCCTGACAACCGAGCAAGCCCAACAGGTCCTCGACTTGCCGACTCTCGGCGTCAGCCTGACACCGGAAGGAATCACACAATGAAAACCCTAGAAGTCGGCGAGTACGTTTTCGAGTACCGCGAGGAAGCCGAGGGCGACGTCGTCGGAGTGGGCCACGGTCGAGCCGTCCCCTACGAGGTGCCCACGACTCTAGGCGGCGTCGAGGAATCATTCGCCCGCGAATCGTTCAGCGTCGATGACGTCATCGGCAAGCCCCTGGCCTATCGGCACGACGAACCCGTCGGCATCATCACCGGAGCCGAGAACCGGGACGACGGCCTCTACATCGATTTTGAGATCGCTAACACCACCCTAGGCAGGGACGCTTCCACCCTCGCCCGCATGGGTGCATCTAAAGGACTCTCGGTCGGATTTAATCCCGTCGAGTCGACCTGGTCGAAAGCACGCGACAAGGTCCAACACATGAAAGCCCGCCTCCTCGAGGTGAGCCTCACCCCATACCCCGCATACGCCACCGCAGGCGTATCGGATATCCGAGAAGGAGAACCAATGTCCGAGACCATGGACACCACGCCCGAGGTCCAGGCCTCGGTCGACTCAGAGGCCCGCGAAGCCGTGGCCGAGGTCCGCGAGGAGCTCGCAACCCTGGCAAGCAAGGTCCACAGCGGCGAAACGCAGCACCCCCTCGCCGAGTACCGATCATTTGGTCACTACGTTAAGGCCGTCTACAACGGCGACACCGAGAACCGCGCCCTCGATGTGCAGACCCTCGCCGACGCTCCGGGCCTGGTCCCGCCGGTGTGGCTCCGCGACATTAAGGGAGTCCTCGACCGTGGCCGTCCCTGCATCTCCGCTATCGGTGGCCCAACCTCCGCCGCCGGTGCTGGCATGACCGTTAACTGGCCCTACTTTGATGGTGACCTGACGGCGATCGTTGCCGCCCAGGCCGCCGAAGGTGACGAGGTCAACAGCGTTGACATCGACATCAAGAAGGGCACAGCCACCCTCGCGACCTACGCCGCAGGCTCCCGCCTGTCTTTCCAGGTCATCGAGCGCACCGATCCGTCCTACGTTGACGCGCATCAGCGCATCATGGTCGGCGCATACGGCACCGAAACCGATTACGCCTTCCAGGCAGCACTTTGGGCCAACGACACCGCGGGCCTCGACTACGATTTTTCTGCCGACACGGACGGCCAGGCATTCATCGAGGCCGTCTGGGCGGCAGCGATCGACGTCGAGACCGCTACCGGCCAGCCCGCCGAGGTCGTCTACTGCTCGAGCGCCGTCATGAAGAAGCTGGGCGCATGGTCGTCCTTCCAGGCGCAGAACTACCCCGTGCAGAACGTGGGCGGCGTGTTCGACGGCCGTACCGGCCGGGCGACCGTGATGGGCCTCCCGCTGGTCCTCGCCCGCGAGTTCGCGACGGACGACAGCGAATCCGCGATCGTCACGAACCGCCAGGCGATCGGCTGGCTCGAGGACGGCCCGCGCCTCGCCACTAACGACGTTGCCGGTAACCTCGGCCGCGATGTGGCGATCTACGGCTACGCCGTGGCCAGCCCGTTCATCTCCGCCGGAATCGTTGGAATCTACGACCAGCCGTAAACCTGGTCACGATTAGGGAGTCGACGAAATGGCGCTACTTACAGGACAGGAACTAGCCGACGCGCTAGACCTGGACTACGTCGCGCCCATCGACGCAGACCTCGACCAAATCGCCGAGGCCAGCGACGATATCGTCGGCTCCCTAATCACCACCGCCGCCTACACAGCAGAACCCGCAGCCTGCAAAGAAGCAGCCCTAGCCGTCGGCGTCGAAATATTCCAAGCCCGCACAGCGGCCGGAGGGCAGGCCGTAGCCACCGATTTCTCACCAGGTGCATACCGGCTAAGCGTCTGGGTAACTAAGCGCGTAATGGCGCTCCTAGCGCCCTACCTGAACATGGGTGGGGTCGTCGGCTAATGGCCCTCAGTACCGAAGCCCGCCAAGCCCTAATAGCCGCCCTCGACGGCAACGGCTACAGGGTTTACGACACCATGCCAGCGGTCCCGAAACCTCCGGCGATTGTCATCATTCCCGACAGCCCCTGGATCGTGCCCGAGCGCCTCGGCTCTGCACTTAACTACCGCGTGCGCTGGCGCGTAACCGTCGTCATCAGCCCGCGCAGCAACGAGGCCGCCACCACAGACATCGAGGACGCCGTCGACGTAGTCCTCGCTAACATTCCTGGATCGATGAACATCGAGCAGGTAAACGCCCCACAGCTCCAAGACACCGGAGCCCAGGGCACCGTACTCACCACCGAGATAAATGTCTCGGCCCATTGGAAGGAATAAAAAATGCCAGCTGTATCAGTTGCTGGGGCCGCGATCAACCTGTCGGTGGACGCGGTTCAGTACGAAAGCCAAATCACCACGGGCACCATCACCACGACGCCCACCATCGTTCGCACTAAGACCCTCGACTCGGTCGCGTTCGATCAGACCGACCTAAACTCGACTATGTCGGTCGATTTCCTGTACGACGAGAACGCCGGACTTTACGACGCCCTACAGACCGCGATTGCGTCGGCCTCAAGCGTTGCTGTCATTGTCGCCAGCGCGACCGGCACCTGGACCGGCTCGACCATGAGCATCGACGGCCTCGACCTGAACTACGACGCCACCGGCATCGTAACCGCATCGCTCAGCCTCACCGGCGACGTAACATTCGCCTAAACCGTGAAAGGGGAAACGCCACATGTACCCACAACTAGATATCTACCTGGACGACGAAACCGAGCCGACCGTCATACAACCACTAACGGTCGATTTCGAGGTAGCCGAGGCGCTCTACCCGAGCGGCAACGTCACCGATAACGGCCTGAAGCTCGTCGTGGCGTACTGCCACAGCGAAGGCAAAGAGCCTAAAACCGTCGCCGAGGTACGCGCATGGGCTAGGACCCGCAAAGTACGAGTAATCGTTGGCAAGACGCCGGACCCTACCCAATCGGATCAGTCCGACGAATGATCGTCCGAGTAGCTATCGCTACAGGACGGCCAGTCTCGGAGGTCCGACAGT